NAAATTCTCCAGGATTTCTCGACCTCGGTTGTTTTATCTGGTAGTTTGCGCTAATCTTCGCTTTGCGTAGGGAATTTCTCTCCTTAATACATTTCTGAGTTAAGGGGTTTGAAGGTTGGGTCTATCTTTTGAGTTTATCTCACTAGAGGATAAATTGTAACTTCCAACAAATAAGCGATATGGAGACCATCAAGAGCTGGATTTGTCCTAAGAAAGAGATTTTTGTAGGGGATTTTGCGATCGGAGTGAATAGGAAGGTTCCGGTGGACATCTTTCAGTTGGTGTGTCGTGTGGTTCTGAGATACATGAGGACAGGGAAAATAGAGTGCGATTCTGACAGCATGACTAAGTTTTTGGTAGAGTTACTTAAAACCGATTGTGCTGCTAAATGGGAGTGGTTCATGAAGAGACGGCAGAGAGGTGATTATGTCATCCCTCTATCTATAGCTGCTCTCCCAATCGTGCCGCTGTTGAGTTATGCCACTAGGGCACGCGCAGTCTCAGTCAAGGCATTCGGCAATGAGCTATCGCTCAATGTTCGCGTGCCTAGACCTTCTGTGCCTAAGAAAGGCCTACTCCTCAGACTGGCGGCAGGTCTAGCGTTAGCTCCTATATGCGCGCTGGCCATGTACGCTACCCTACCCAGGGAAAAACTGTCTGTATTCAAGCTGAGAACTGAGGCACGTGCACATATGGAAGATGAGAGAGAAGCAACGGATTGCTTGGTGGTTGAGCCCGCTCGTGAGCTCAAAGGGAAGGATGGTGAGGATCTACTCACTGGTAGTAGGATGACGAAGGTGGTAGCATCCACAGGACGTCCTCGGAGGAGACCGTATGCCGCAAAAATTGCGCAGGTCGCGAGGGCCAAAGTGGGCTATCTTAAGAATAGCCCCGAGAATAGGCTTATCTACCAGAGAGTGATGATCGAGATAATGGACAAGGACTGCGTCAGGTATGTTGACAGGGATGTCATATTGCCATTGGCTATTGGATGCTGTTTTGTCTATCCGGACGGAGTTGAGGAGTCGGCTGCACTATGGGGTTCCCAGGAATCCCTTGGTGTGAAATAGGGAGGCCTAGTACGTCTACCTGGGGTTGTAACACAGATCAATCGAGATATCCCATCTGGTGTGTTGCTTCCCCAGGAGGTGCTAGAGGTTCGTGCAGGACCTCCCAATGCTAAGGACCGTAATATATATATGGTTGCAGGTTGCCCATCACAGGCACGGTTCTTAGTGCATAATCACTGCCTGAAAAACCTTAAAAGGGGTCTTGTGGAGAGAGTTTTCTGCGTTGAGAGAAACGGGAGACTTACTCGCACTCCACAACCTACCAAAGGATCCTTTGGACGTCTTTCCCCGTTCAGGAAAGCGGTTTGTGAGAAGGTTGGAGTTGCCCACCGGTTGGGGTATGACGGTTTCCTGTCATACTACAGCGGCGCGAAGCTCCGTACTTACACACGAGCTGTGGAGAGTCTGCATATTACTCCTGTCTCTGAGAGAGATAGTCATTTGACTACCTTTGTCAAGGCTGAGAAAATATCGACGTCTAAGGGTGACCCAGCTCCTAGGGTGATTCAGCCTCGAAACCCTAGGTACAATGTGGAACTTGGAAGATATCTACGGCATATGGAATCCAAGCTGATGAAAGCTGTCGATGGCGTTTTCGGTGAGACAACGTGCATCAAAGGATATACTGCAGATGAGGTGGGTGCAATTTTTCGGGAGAAGTGGGATAGGTTTGATAAACCCGTCGCCATTGGTCTTGATGCGTCCAGGTTTGATCAACACTGTTCCGTTGAGGCTTTGCAATATGAGCATAGCTTCTACAGGGCCATGTACCCTGGCAACAAGCTTTTGAGCAAGTTGTTGGAATGGCAACTCCATAATAAAGGTAAGGGTTATGTCCCTGATGGGACTATAACTTATCGTAAGGAGGGGTGCCGTATGAGTGGGGATATCAATACTTCATTGGGCAACTATCTGTTGATGTGCGCTATGATACACGGGTACATGCGCCATTTGGGAATTAATGAATTTAGTCTGGCAAACTGCGGGGATGACTGCGTTCTAATTGTGGAGCGGAGGAATCTTAAGCAGATACAGAGGACCCTACCTGAGTATTTCCTAAATTTAGGGTTTACAATGAAGGTGGAGCCACCTGTGTTTCAATTGGAAGAGGTTGAATTCTGCCAGGCACACCCAGTACAGTTTCAAGGTGGTTGGAAGATGGTCCGCAATGTCCGCACTGCTATGAGCAAAGATGTACATTGTGTCAATAATATACGTGACTTGGCCACGAGGAGGGCCTGGAGTAATGCTCAACACCATGGTGGGCTGGCATTGAGTGCCGGAATACCTGTGGTTGAGAAATTTTACTCTAGGTTCACGTTGTATGACGTGCCTCGTAAACATCAACGGATTGACACTGTAACCAATGTTCATAAGTGGCGTGGATCTGGTGGTAGCCATACTGTGACCCCTGAGTCAAGGGCTAGCTTTTGGGCTGCCTTCGGTTTGACGGGGGATGAGCAGTTGGCTTTGGAGGATCGTCTGGATAGATGGGAGATGGATTTGTTTGGAGAGGAGGGTGTTGACGCTCATGAGCCCAGCATCCTTGACTCCGCCGTAGCTTGACCAAGAACACATAAAACACAGGACTAGCACATGGCAATGGTAAAGAGAAATAATAACACTGGGCTTATCCCAGTTAGCACGAAGCAGTTAATGGCATTAGGAGCGGCCGCAGGGGCTTCAGCCCTGCAGGGATTTGTAAGGAACAACGGGGCGGCTATTGTCGGAAAGGTCGTCGATGTTGGACAGAAGGTGTACAAAGCAGTGAAGAAGCGAGGAGGTAAGAAACAGCAGCAGATTAAGCATGTAGGTGGTACAGGTGGGGCCATTATGGCCCCGGTTGCAGTTACGAGACAACTTACCGGGAGTAAGCCTAAGTTTACCGGTAAGACGTCTGGGTCTGTGACGGTTACGCACCGTGAATACTTATCACAAGTGAATATGTCCACAGGTTTCCAGGTAAACGGGGGAATTGTTGGCAATTTGTTACAGCTCAACCCGTTGAATGGTACTTTGTTCTCATGGTTGCCCGCGATAGCGTCCAACTTTGATCAGTACTCGTTCAACAGCGTTTTGCTACATTATGTCCCTCTGTGCGCAACCACTGAGGTGGGGCGAGTGGCTATGTACTTTGATAAAGATTCGGAAGATCCTGAACCTGCTGATAGGGTTGAGTTGGCAAACTACAGCGTACTAGCAGAGACAGCCCCCTGGGCTGAACGTGCGCTCTGGGTTCCTACCGATAGGATTAAGAGATTTTGTGATGACAGTTCCACATTAGATCACAAACTTATCGATCTAGGACAGTTGGGCGTGGCTACATATGGTGGCGCTGGAACTAATGCTGTTGGGGATATCTTCATCTCCTACAGTGTTACGTTATATTTCCCTCAACCTACGAATACTCTCCTTAGCACTAGAAGGCTCGACCTTGCTGGCACACCGGTCACAGCATCCGGACCCGGGTACATCCTGTTAACCAGGACGCCCACTGTACTTACAATGACATTTCGTGCCACTGGCACGTTTGTCATCTCTGGAGCATATCGTTGTCTAACTTCAACGGTGCTCGGCCTGACAGGTGGGGTCAACGTGAACAGCATTACAGTTGTGGACAATGTTGGAACGAGCAGTTCATTTTTCATAAATTGCACTGTCTCAAACCTACCGTCCGTTATCACGTTTACTACCACTGGTATAACATCTGCTACGATACAGTGCAATCGTGCTACGCGACAGAACGATGTCTCTTTAATTTAGTGAGTCCTGTGAGGGGCCTCTTGAACTAGACCAGTTCATGGATACTGAATACGAACAAGTCAATAAACCATGGAGCGAGTTATACAAGGAAACGACGCTAGGGAACAAGCTAATGGTGAACGTTGGGATGGAGGATCAGGAGGTACCACTTCTCCCTTCAAACTTCCTGACGAAAGTCCGAGTTGGACTGAGTGGAGGATACATAACGATGAGACGGATTCGAATAAAGATAATCCCCTTGGTTTCAAGGAAAGCTGGGGTTTCGGGAAAGTTGTATTTAAGAGATATCTCAGATACGACAGGACGGAAACTTCATTGCACAGAGTCCTTGGATCTTGGACGGGAGATTCGGTTAACTATGCAGCATCTCGATTTCTCGGTGTCAACCAGATCGGATGTACCTATAGTATTCGGTTTCGAGGAGTTAGTGTCACCATTTCTGGAGGGTCGAGAACTCTTCAGCATCTCTGTGAGATGGCAATTCGGTCTAAGCAAGAACTGCTACAGCTTGCCCCAGTCGAAGTGGAAAGTAATGTATCAAGAGGACGCCCTGAAGGTGCTGAAGCCTTCAAAGAAGAAAGCGAGTAGGACAGACTCTTCAGTCTGATTCTGTGGAAATGAGAGTAATTCTGACATAGCATACAGGTTACTCGTGTTGGGTTCTAGATGTTATGATGACGAGCTGGTCGGGCTCCGCACGGGTTTGGTCGCCCGGGGATGGAGATATGGAAAGGGTCTCGTGTGCTGTTAGTCAGTCGAAAGACGTGCTTGCAACATGGGCCTATAACCAGATAAGTCATAGCAATACTAGCCAACATGAATTGGATTCCTGTTTACGAAAGTTAGGTGTCACTTGTGGAGACAGAGTTAGACACGGTTGATCTCACCCTTCGGGGGGGCTATAGAGATCACTGGAAGCACTACCGGACAACCGGAACATTGCAGCAATGCAGCCC